GTGAATATGAAATATCTTTGGATATTATTGCTATCCATTCCATTATTTGGACAGCTTGATGAACACACCTTTACACAAGAAGAAGTATTGGGATTTGCAAATAAAATAGTATCTTTACAGGCAGATAGTTTAAATTTGGCAAATCAGGTAAATATTTTAGAAGAGTTGGGTAGTAAATATGAAGAACACATAAGAACTGATTCTCTTTTATTGGTTCAAAAAGATGAACAGATAGAACTTTTAATGGAACAAAATTGGGCATTAGAACAAAAAGCAGATTTAGCAAAACCAAGTTGGTATGAAAACAAGTGGTTGTATTTTGTATATGGATCAGCGGCGATAATTATACCAACTTATTTTGGAATTAAAATAGCGGACTTAGCAAATTAATGAGTGATAAGAATATAAAAGAAGTCATTAAAAAGGAATATTTAAAATGTGCACAAGACCCTGCATATTTTCTAAAAAAGTATGCTGTTATTCAACATCCAATACAGGGTAAAATACCGTTTTCTTTATATGATTTTCAAGAAAAAATGGTAAGGGATTTTAATGAACACAATTATAATGTTATTCTGAAGGCCCGTCAGTTAGGTATATCCACACTTACCGCTGGATACGCATTATGGATGATGACTTTTCAGAGTGATAAGAACATATTGGTTATTGCAACTAAACAAGATACCGCTAAAAACTTGGTTACGAAAATCCGAGTTATGCACGCAAACTTACCAAGTTGGGTTAAGTCAAAGTGTGTTGAGGACAACAAATTGTCGTTACGATATTCAAATGGTTCACAAGTAAAAGCAATTGCGAGTTCTGAAGATGCAGGTCGTTCAGAGGCATTGTCATTATTGATACTTGATGAGGCCGCGTTTATTGAAAAAATAGATACAATATGGACTGCTGCACAAAGCACTCTATCTACTGGTGGACAATGTATAGCATTATCTACACCAAATGGTGTTGGTAATTGGTTTCACAAAGTTTGGGTTGATGCCGAAGATGGAAAGAGTGATTGGAATTTTATAAAATTACATTGGTCATTACATCCAGACAGAGAACAAGAGTGGAGAGATGAACAAGATAAGTTGTTGGGTCCTTCAATGGCTGCACAAGAATGTGATTGTGACTTCATCACTTCTGGTCAAACTGTAATTGATGGTGTTATTTTGGAAGAATACAGAAATACACAAATTGAAGATCCAGTTGAAAAGAGGGGAATGGATAGTAATTTATGGATTTGGAGACAACCAAATTATACCAAGAATTATGTAGTAGCCGCTGACGTTGCTCGTGGTGATGCATCAGACTTTTCTGCATTTCATGTAATAGAAATAGAAACTATGGAACAAGTAGCAGAATATAAGGGAAAAATACCTACTAAGGATTTTGGTAATTTATGTATGAACACTGCTATGGAATATAACAACGCATTACTTGTGATTGAGAACTCAAGTATTGGTTGGGCTACTATACAACAAGTTATTGATAGAGAGTATGATAACTTATTTTATACAAGTAAAGATTTACAGTTTGTAGATGTCGCAAGACAAGTAACAAACAGATATAGACAAAAAGATAGACAAATGATTCCTGGTTTTAGTATGACAACTAAAACAAGACCATTGGTAATAGCAAAATTAGAAGAATATTTTAGAGAAAAATCAGTCATCGTACATTCTGATAGACTGATTGATGAATTATTTGTGTTTATATGGCACAACAATAAAGCTGAAGCAATGGAAGGATACAATGATGACCTTCCAATGAGTTTGGCAATTGGACTGTGGGTAAGAGATACTGCACTTAGGTTGAACGCAGAGGGAATTGCCCTACAAAAAACAGTCCTAAATAAAATGTTAGATTATGAACCAGTTTATACACCTACTGATAATGAAAATGATGAGTGGGTAATGGAAACTGGAAATACAAAAGAAGATCTAACTTGGTTAATAAAATAATAAGAGGATAAAATGGCACAAACAAATTTAAGAGCTAGATTAAGACGACTTTTTTCCACAAATGTAATTGTAAGACATGCAGGTGGGAGAAGGTTAAAAATTGCCGATACAGATAAAGTTCAACAAGCACAAAGAAATAGTCTTGTAGATAGGTGGTCAAGATTACATACTAATTTAACAACGGGTGGGTATGGACATTCACAGGCGATTAGTTTTCAGGCACAACGATTGGCTCTGTTTAGAGATTATGAAGAAATGGATAATGATGCAATTATATCAAGTGCACTTGATGTTTACTCAGACGAATCTACAATGAAAAATGAATATGGTAAGATATTGGAGATTAATTCAGAAAATGAAAATATTCACGATATTCTACATAATTTATTTTATGATATATTGAATATAGAATTCAATTTATGGCCGTGGGTTCGTAACTTATGTAAATATGGAGATTTCTATCTTTATTTAGACATTAAAGAAAAGTATGGTGTTACGAATGTAATTCCACTTTCAGCATATGATGTTACTCGTATTGAAGGTGAGGATCCAGAGAATCCATATTATGTTCAGTTTATGGTTGAAGAAGGTGATAACAGACATTCAGGACATATGGCAGGAAATAAAGAATTAGAAAACTATGAAATAGCACATTTTAGATTACTTTCAGATGCAAATTTCATACCATATGGAAAAGGTATGATTGAAGGAGCTCGTAAGATTTGGAAACAGTTATCTTTAATGGAAGATGCTATGTTAATTCATAGAATCATGAGAGCACCAGAAAAGAGAGTTTTCAAAATTGATATTGGAAATATTCCACCTGCAGAAGTTGAAAATTTTATGCAAAAGATTATCAATAAGATGAAGAAAGCTCCTGTTATCGACCAAAATACAGGTGATTACAATTTAAAATATAACATTCAAAATCTTACAGAGGATTTCTTTTTACCAGTTCGTGGTGGAGACAGTGGAACTCAGATTGATAGTCTTGCAGGATTAACTTATGAAGCAGTAGAGGATATTGAGTACCTAAGAAATAAGTTAATGGCCGCGTTAAAAATACCAAAGGCATTTCTTGGATATGATGAAGCAGTTGGTAGTAAAGCTACGTTAGCTGCAGAAGATGTTAGATTCGCAAGAACAATTGAAAGAATACAAAGAATTGTAGTTAGTGAATTAACTAAAATTGCAATAGTTCATTTATACGCACAAGGATATACAGATGATGAACTTGTTAATTTTGAATTAGATTTAAAAAATCCATCTACAATATATGAAGAAGAAAAGATTGAGTTGTGGAATAATAAACAAAGTCTTGCTACAAGTCTAATGGATGCAAAGATAGCAGATACTGAGTGGATTTATGATAATGTATTTAAATTTACAGAAGAAGAGAAAAAAGAAGTTAGACTTGGACTCATCAAAGACCAAAAACGGAAGTTTAGATGGTCTCAGATTGAAATGGAAGGAAATGATCCAGTTCAGACTGAAGAAGCAGTTGGAACACAAGGAGCAATGATGGATGCGGGTGGTGCAGAAGGTCAAATGCCAGGAGTACCTGGAGCACAACCACCTGGAGCAAGACAAGGAAGAAGTGGTAAAGAATTAGAGATAAATATACCAGATGATGGTTGGCCAGGAAGTGGTCGTCCAGGAGAAGGACCTAAACACGGAAAAGACTCAAGTATAAGGGGTCGTGATCCACTTGGAGCACATGATAAGAGAAAAGGTGGTAGTGGTAGTCCAAAATACGGAATTGCGTTGGCACATTATGACGCATTAAAGAAAAGTTTAGGAAAAGTAAGTCGTGAAGAGAAGAAAATCTTGGTTGAAACGACTGATGTGGAAGAAGAATATAAAAACGAAGTATCTTCATCTTTAAGTGATACTTAAACGATGAATTATTAGAAGTTTTTATATTTATAGTTGAAGAAATATACTTATTTAGGAGCATAGATTATGGCCCAACGTGTAAAGCACTCGAAGATTAAAAATACGGGAATTCTTTTTGAATTATTGTCCCGACAGATCACTGTAGATGTGATGAATGGTGATGATAAAAGTAAATCTGTAGAGGTGTTAAAAAAATACTTTAACGAAAAGACAGAACTTGGTAAAGAAAATCAATTATATCAAGTTTTGTTAAAAGAAAATTATAATTC